AGGAGCGAGGCGTGAAAATAGCGAAACGTGACTACCAGGTTCGAGCGGTAAAAGAGCTGCCGGGGCTGCTGAAGAAGCACCGGCGCGTAGTGGCGGTGTCGCCCACGAGCTCGGGCAAGACGGTGATCGGCGCCGCTCTGGTCCGCAAGATGCGCGGCAAGCGTGTGCTCTGGCTGGCTCACCGACACGAGCTCATCGACCAGGCCGTCGAGCACCTCATCGAAGCCGGCATCCCACGCAAGGCCGTCGGCGTCTTGAACGGGCACGAGAAGTCGAACACGAAGGCGCGGATACTTGTCGCCAGCGTGCACATGTTCTGCGGCGAGCACCTGGTGCCGGACGCGGACCTGATCGTCATCGACGAGGCGCATCACGTCGCGGCTTCGAGCTATCGCTACATCCTGGACGTGAGGCCGAAGGCGCTCGTGCTCGGTCTGACGGCGACGCCCTGGCGGCTGGACGGGGAGCCGCTCGGTGACGTGTTCGCGTACCTGCACGTGATCGCCGAGGCCGTCGAGCTCATCGCCGAGGGCTACATCATGCAGTCCAAGGTGTACGCCTGCGTGGACCACGCGACAGCGAAGGCGATGACTCGCGGCCTCAGCACCGGAGGCGGCGACTGGTCGAAGAAGAAGTTGGAAGGCCGGATGCGAACCGCGAAGCTGATGGGCGACGTCGTGAGCGAGTGGAAGCGGCTAGCCGACGGGCAGCCGACGTTGCTCTTCGCGACGACGGTCGAGCACGCCAACGACATGGCGGGTCGGTTCCTCGCCGCGGGCATCACGGCCGAGACGGTCTCCTGGGAGACGCCGGGCAAGGAGCGGAAGGCGATCCTCGCCAGGCTGAAGAGCGGCGCAACGCTGGTGGTCTGCAACGTGGCCGTGTTCACGGAAGGCCTCGACTGCCCTCCGGTGAAGTGCATCATCCTGGCGCGCCCCACGAAGTCGCTCACGCTGTATCGGCAGATGGTCGGACGCGGCGGGAGGCCTCACGGGAAGCGGAAGCCGGTCGTGCTCGATCACGCGGGGAACGTCTGGCGGCTCAGGCTTCCGGACGAGCCGATCGAGTGGTCGCTACACGGTGGCGTTCAGCTGGGAGGCGACGCGCCGGTGAAGAAGTGCCCGGCGTGCGAAGCGATGATCCACATTGCGGCGCGCGAGTGCCCGCACTGCGGGGCCGAGCAGCCGATTGCGGAGCGGGATCCGGAGGACCGAGACGCGGAGCTGAAGCGAGTGCGAGCGGCAGCAGAGGCGGAGAAGAAACGTGAAGAGCTGATTCGGCGGTTGGCGGCCGCGAAGGGGCTCGGTGAGCGATGGGTGACGCGGGCGCTCAGGGAGCAGGCGGCGTGACGAGTTCGATCGGACGACGAGTAAGCGGAAAGCTCAATAGAGCTGGGCCGGACTCCCCATGTGGTCGAGGGATCAAAGGTGGGCGTGTTCGGCGCAACTGTGAACAGTGTGGAACGGAATTCTGGCCCCGAAAAGCGGACGTGGACCGGGGACACGGGCGCCACTGCTGTACGAGCTGCTCATCTCATGCCTTGCGTCGAAAAGGCACCTACCGCTGCGTTGAATGCAGGCGACCGTTCAAAGCTTTTCGTAGAAAGCCGCAACCGAAACTTTGCGGCAAGACGGAGTGTCGTGGCGCCTACCAGAAGAAGATCAATCCGGCGAAGTGTGGGCGGTGCGGAGAGCGGTTCATCAGAAAGCGCGCCGAGTCGATATGCGAAAGATGTAAGACCCTCGGCACCGGTCGGAAGGTGACCATCGCCGGCCAAACATTCTTCATGTCGGAACTCACTGCCGCGCTGGGGATCAACAGGAACGTACTCGCGAACAGACTCATGTCTGGGGCGACGAGGGGGATGACTCCGCTACAAGCTCTCACCGAGCCGAAGCGTCACAGGGGCAACACACATGGGTCGAAGGGTCGGCAGATCGAGTTTCGCGGCCAGGCGCATTCCATGGCCGAGTGGGCGCGTCGCTTGGGCGCATCGGCGCAGACGGTCAGGAGCAGGCTGGCAAAGGGTTGGAGCGTTGAGCGCGCTTTGATTGAGCCACCAAAGAAGAAGCCGCACGACTGATGCCGCGCGGCCCTCCCTTCGTCCCTGCCCGGAACGGAAGGAGCCTAGCAGCGGATGGCCAGACTCGAAAGCATCGACCAGCAAGACACCGACGCCGCGGACGTGACGCGAGTCGTCGAGAGCGACGTCGCCGACACGATCGCCCTCCGGGGACGAGGAGGGGGCAGCTCCTTCGAGCGCGAGATGGACGCGCTCCCCTTCGTCGGGGAGATGAGCCGCGACTGCAAACCGTGCAGAGGCTTCGGCGTGATCCCTCTCAGCGAGGACAAGCAGGAGAGCTGGAAGCGTCATCTCGCCGACCTTCGCCTACAGCTCGCGCGAGTCCCACCGGGCAAGGATGGCGACACGGATCGGGAGCGGTTCGGCGACGCGCTTGCTGACGGGATCGCCGGGTACCGGAAGGCGTGCCGGTGCGCGATCTGCGACGGCCTTGGCAAGCTCATGGCGCCCGGAACGACACTGGTTCGCCAGGCGTGCGATCGGTGCGGGGGGAGCGGCAAGGACCGTGGTCGGACCTGCCAGAAGTGCCAGGGTCGGAAAACGGCCTCCCTCGGGATCCCCGACTCTTGCTGGAACACAGTCTCATGTTGGCGCTGCCACGGCGGCGGTGAGGTCCGAGACGAGGACGCGCAGGACGTCTGCCCGGTGTGCAACGGGGAGAAGTACACGCAGCCGATCACGGTCAGGGAAACGGGCTGCTCGAAGAAGGGCCGCCTGCCTCCCGGCTACGAGCCCGCGGACGACACCGACCACGGGAGCTCGAGCGGGAGCGTATCCGTGCCGGACGACTTCGCTGTCTCCTGGAACGACGGGGACGAGCTCTCGCAGAAGGCCCGCGGCGCGACGCTCCTGGAGCAGCTTAGGGAGACCGATCACGATGCGGCGGCCGACCTGGACGCCTTCTACGGCGCCGACGGCGACCACTACGCCAAAGTGACGCAGTGGGGCCGGGGGCACGCGCTTTGGCCGCGTACCGAGGGCGGCAAGGCGCTCCTGAGAGAGGCCGCGGAGAACGGCGGATACTCGAAGCCGCTCGCCGCTCTCGCCGCCATGCGGGCCGCAGAGGCAGCGTCGAGCGTGAAGAACATTCCGCGGCAAGCCCACATGAGAGCGGCCGTCTCCGAATCCAGGGAACGCATCGAGCGGGCCAGAAAGGCTCTCGCCGGGATCGCGGGGCTGTGACGGTGCCGCCCCATGTGCGCGTTACCCAGGTCGCGATGGCGTGCGGATGGTCCAGGAAACGGACGCGCTCCACGCTCCGGGCGATCGGCATCCTGATGGAGCTCGGACCGCAGCGACACGAGGTGGACTGGATCGTGCTCCAGGAGAGATCGCCGTCGATGGCAGAGCGCGTCTACTCCTGGTTCCGAACGCAGCCCGAGAACCGTGCCCGACCGTGACCAGCCGTGCCGCGCCGTTCCCAACCGTGCCCGACCGGACCCACGCCCGACCTAACAAAGTAAGGGCTTCGCGCTCGCGGTCACCTGCCCGGATCGACCCAGAGCGAGCGCCGAGACGTCGCGTAGAACGAAGGCGGTCGTCGCGAGCATCGAAGCGCAACCCCACGGAACGCGATGTCCAGCGGCGTCATCCAAGTCGACTTCGTGGGCCTCGAGAAGGCGATCGACGACCTCGGCAAGGCGTCGTCCAAGGCGGTCCCGTTCGCGATGCGCGAGTCGGTGAATCGAGCGGCCTTCGCGGGGCGGAACGTCTGGACGGCGGAGATGCGGGGCGACCTCATCCTGCGCAACACCTGGACGGAGCGCAGCGTCAGGGTGAGCAAGGCGACGGCCTCCGGGCTCGACGCCGAGGCGACGCTGGGCTCGACCGAGCGCTACGTGCGCACGCAGGAGTTCGGCGGTCGCAAGGCCAAGAAGGGTCGCTACGGCGTCGGCATCCCGACCGGCTTCGCTTCTGGCGAGGGCGGCAAGAGCATCCCCAGGCACAAGCTGGTGCGTCGCAGCAACGCGCTCGCAGCCATCCAGATCGCCAGGCGCGTCAGGGGTGGGCCGAAGCAGAGAAATGCGGCGTCCATCAGGCTGGCCAAGAAGGGCGGCGGTAGGGGCTATGCGTTCCTGCAGATGGGCAAGAAGGCCGGCCTCTTCCGTGTGAGCGGGGGCAAGCGACGTACCAAGCTAGAGCTACTGTGGGACGTGTCGCACACGAGCGTGCGCATCCCCAAGAACCCGATGCTGCAGAGGACGCTCGACCGTCTCAATCCCACGCTCCCGAGCCTGTACATGGGGGTGCTGAGGGAGCAGCTGAGAAGGCATAGGCTGTTCGGGTACTAGGAGGGTAACCAGCGTCGAGGACGTGGCTAAGTACGCGAACTCATACGATGTCCCTTGATTCATGCTGTCGATGCGATCGATCGCAAATCGAGCACAAAACAAGGTAGATCGTCAATTCACGAACCCCCGTGTTTTATGCTGAATCGTGCGGGTCCTCCCAGGATAGTGCGCCGGGGGTCCGGTTCGGATTCGCCACCCCGGCCCGCGCGAGATCATCGATCTTTCGGCAACAGTTTACCGTCCAGGTCAACGACCTGAGTTAACCGGAGGCCACACAGGCCCTGCCGGCCAGTTCCAGCGTGGCTCAAAAGCTCATCAGCCGTGCGGAGCTCGCGCGGCTCGCCAAGGTCACGAAGGCGGCGGTCACCAAGGCCCTCAAGGGCCCGCTGGCGGCGTCCCGAGTCGCGGACCGCGCGGACCTCAATCACCCTGCCCTGCAGGCGTGGCTGGTGAAGCGTGGGGCCGCGCCGGCCGCTTCTGCCCGATCCGACCGCGCTCCGACGCCCAAGCCGAAAGGCAAGGCTGCGGCGCCCGCGGCTCCGACGTCCTCCCGCAAACGGCCCGCCAAAGCGAAGCCGGCTCCGCCCGAGGATCCCCCGCCGCTGCCTCCAGAAGAGGCCCCGCCGGCCATGGCGGAGGTCGACGCCTTCCGGGCGTTGCTCGGCCCGCTCGCCGCCCGCTTCTCGACGCGGCGCGAATTCAAGGACTGGCTCCAAGGCCTCGAGGGTCTCGAGCGGTACCGTCGCCAGCGGCTCGAGAACGACGAGCGGCAGGGACGCGTTATCTCGCGCGAGCTCGTCAAAACACACTTCTTCGGCGCCATCGACGCATCGAACAAGCGGCTCCTGAGCGACACGCCGCGCACGATCGCCACCGACCTGTTCGCGCTCGCGAAAGCGGGCGGCTCCCTCGAGGACGCCGAGCGTTCCGTGCGGGACGCCATCTCGTCGCAGCTCGAGCCCGTCAAGGAATCGATGACCCGGGCGCTCCGCAATGCCGGCTGAGGCCGTCGACGAGCACGAGTGGCTCGCGCAGGGCTGGGACGCCGTCACGACCAAGCTCGAGGTACTGCGGCCGTCCGAGTGGGCGGAGCGGCATCGCTACCTCCCCGCGTCGTCGTCTCCGAGGCCTGGCCCGTACCGCTACAAGGTCGCGCCGTACCTCCGCGAGATCATCGACTGCCTGAGCGTCGACTCTCCCATCCGGGAAGTCTCGTTCCAGAAGGGCGTGCAGATCGGCGCGACGGTCGGCGTGCTCGAGAACTTCGTCGGGTACCTGATCGCCTTCGTGAAGAAGAGCCCGGCGATGCTGCTCACCGCAGACGCCGAACTCGCGAGCACCCGCCTCAATACGTCGCTCATCCCCATGTTCCAGCTTTCCGAGCTGGACCAGTTCGTCCGGAGCTCCGACGAGCGGAACTCGCGGAAGACGGGGCGCACCGAGCAGCGCATCGAGTGGGACGGGGGCGGCTTCCTGCTCCTGAACGGCGTCAAGAATCCCGACAAGCTCCGGTCCATCCCCGTCGAGAATCTTCTCCGGGACGAGGTCGACTCCTACCCGATGACGGTCGGGAAGGACGGCGACCCCATGGCGCTCTCGACGGCCCGAACGGCCGCGTACGAGCGCACACGCAAGATCCTCAACATCTCGACGCCCACCATCCGCGGGCAGTCGAAGATCGAAGACTGTTTCCGCCGGGGCGACCAGCGCCGCTACTTCGTCCGCTGCCTAAAGTGCAACGCGCCGCAGACGCTGCGGTGGTCGCGCACCAACAAGGAGACGGGCGAGGTGACGGGCTTCGTCTGGGAGACGCAGGACGGCGCGCTCGTCCCCGGCTCCGTCCGGTACCTTTGCAAGGAGTGCGGGCACCCGCATTCCGACGACGACAAGCCCCGCCTGATGGCGCCCGAGCACGGCGCCGCGTGGCTGCCGACGCACGTCTCGCCGGATCCGTTTCACCGCAGCTACCACCTGCCGGCGCTTTACTCGCTCCTGCAGACATGGGGCACCGCCGCCGCCGCGTACCTCGACGCATGGGACGTGGCGCGCGCGCAGCCGCGGGACGTCAACAAGCTCCAGGTTTTTTACAACAACCAGCTTGGCGAGTCGTTCCGCATATACGGCTCCTCGGTCCGCTTCGAGAGCGTCTCGGGGCACCGGCGGTTCGAGTATCAGCGCGGCCAGGTACCGAACAAGTGGGCCTCTAAGCACTGCGGCAGCGCCGTCCTCGTCATCGTCTGCACGGTCGACGTCCACAAGGACAACCTGGCCGTCTCCGTCTGGGGCTGGTGCCGCGGGCGCCGCGCGATCCTCGTCGACTACGAGCGGTACACGGGCGACACGGAAGACCTCCAGGACGCCGCGACGTGGGGCCGCCTCGCGACCCTCATCGACTCCAAGGAGTACGCGGCCGACGACGGCAAGACGTACCCCATCACGGCGTCGCTCATCGACTCCGGCTATCGAGCGGACGACGTCTACACGTTTTGCAAGGACCACGTCGCCACGTATCCGGTGAAGGGTCGCGACGCTCCGCCGCGGAGCGCGAACCTCAAAGAGTTCTCGGAGTTCACGACTCCGATGGGCACGACCGCCTACGGGATCACGGTCGACTTCTACAAGGATCGATGGAGCTCGGCGCTCCGCCGGCTTTGGGGTGAAGACGGCATTCAGCCGGAAGGGCACTTCAATGCCTTCTCGGAGATCACCGACAAGCAGCTGAAAGAGCTGACGGTCGAGACCAAGCGCGAGAAGGTCGACAAGCAGACCGGTCAGCGTCTCGGTTTCATGTGGCACAGGCCTTCCGGCGCCGACAACGAGCTCTGGGACTGCCTCGTCTATGCGAGCGCCGCGCTCGACATCCTCGCCTGGAGCACGTGCACGAACGAGCTCGGACTCGAGGCCGTGAACTGGACGGCGTTCTTCGACGTCTGCGAATCCCACACCCCGTTTTTCACCGAATCCAATGTGGTGCGAGGATGACGCAGAAGAGCGCGCGTGGCTGGACGCTCGGATCGTCGCAACACGAACGGCAATCGAGGCCACCGAGACCGCAATCATCGCGGTGAGCGGCGGCGCTCAGAGCTACACGCTCGACACCGGTCAGAGCCGACAAACAGTCACGAAGGCCACGCTCGGCGAGGTCAAGAACGCGCTGTCGGCCCTCTACAACTTGCTCGCCTGGCTGAAGACGAAGCGTGACGGCTCGAGCTTCTACGCCAAGCCCGGATTCTGATGCTCGGGTTCTTCAGGAAAAAGCCCGAGATGTACGACGTGCTCTACGGGGCATATCGGCAGGCCCAAGACGCTGCTGCGGCAGTCACGGCACCGGAGCCCGAGTCTGCGCCAGTTGAAGCCTCATCCGGTTTCGGTGGTGGCGGTCGCGACCGCGGCGTGCAGTACGGGTGGGACGACGGCAGCAAGTTCGCTGGCGGCTTCGGGGCCACGCAGCTCCTCACCGCCGACTACTGGACGCTCCGCGCGCGCTCTTCGGAGCTGTTCGAGCGGAACCTGTACGCCCGCGGACTCATCCGCCGGCTCGTCACGAACGAGATCAACACCGGCCTCCACCTCGAGGCGCTCCCGAGCGAGAAGATCCTTGGTTTCAAGGAGGAGGAGCTCGCGGAGTGGACCGAGGACGTAGAGAACCGGTTCGAGCTCTGGGGCAACAACGACGACCTTTGCGACTACTACGGCCGCGAGACCTTCGGTGAGCTCCAGGCCGCGGCACGCACGGAGGCGCTCGTTGCCGGCGACGTCCTGGTGGTCCTCCAGCAGGATCCGCGGACGGGACTGCCGAGCGTTCGGCTGGTCTCGGGCTCCGCGGTGCAGACGCCGCTCGGCGGCAAGGCCAGCGGCGGTAACAAGATCGTTCACGGCGTCGAGATCGACGCGCTCGGGCGCCATGTCGCTTTCTGGATCTCCCAGGAGTCCAAGGACGGCTCCGGATTCCGAGAGTCGAAGCGACTCCCGGCGTACGGCGAGAAAACGGGCCGACGCCTCGCGTGGCTCGTCTACGGCACCGAAAAGCGTCTCGATGACGTCCGCGGCAAACCGATCCTCTCGCTCGTCCTTCAGTCTCTGAAGGAGATCGACCGCTACCGCGACAGCGTCCAGCGCAAGGCGACCCTCAACTCGATGGTCGCCATGTTCATCCAGAAGGATGAGGCGGCGCCTGGCACGACGCCGTTCGGTAAGGCTGCAATCAAGAAGTCGCTTGATACGACGGGGACCGACACCGGTCCTCGCGTGTTCCGCTCCGGCGATCTCAACCCAGGAATAATATTCGACGAGCTCCAACACGGCGAGAAGCCGGTCGGGTTCCACAACCAGGGCACCGACGAGAAGTTCCGCGACTTCGAAGAGGCGATCCTGGCGACCATCGCCTGGGCTCACGGCGTTCCGCCTGAGACGCTTACTCTCGCCTTCTCGAACAACTACTCGGCAAGCCAGGCGGCAACGAACGAATTCAAGATGTACCTGGAGGAGGTGCGAACCAAGTTCGGGTTCGCGTTCTGCCAGCGCATCTACGTCGAGTGGCTCGTCTCATCGGTTCTGAAGTCGAAGATCGAGGCGGCTCGACTCGTTGAAGCCCGACGAGACCCCGCGCAGCACGAGATCTTCGGAGCATGGACGGCGGCTGACTGGTCCGGGCAGATCAAGCCCGCGATCGACCAGTTGAAGCTCGTGCGAGCGCTCACCGAGGCTGTCGACAACGGCTTCATGACGCGGGCGAAGGCGACCCGCGAGCTCAACGGCACCAAGTATTCGAGGAACGTCCAGATCCTCGAGCGCGAGAACGGGCAGCTCGTTGGCGCGAACTCCGCGCTCGAGGCGATGAAGAACCCGGCCCCGCCGGCGCCGGTAGACCCAGGCACCGCCGAAGAGGCTGACGCCCAAGACGCGGCCGACACGGCGGCGAAGGGCAGCAAGAAAGCGAAGTCGAATTGATCGCCTGGCTAATCACTCCCGACGTCGCGCATGAGCTCTCCAGGGCGCAGAGGACGGTCGTCGTCTCGCCCGAGCAGCTCGCCGTCTTCATGCGGGCGCACGGTGACGTGGCCGCGGGCGAGATGCCGCGGAACATGAGCATCGCTGGTGACGTAGCGCAGATCAATGTGCACGGCGTCCTCACGAAGTCGCCGGACTGGTACGCGAAGTACTTCGGCGGCGGCAACACCACCTATCGGAGCATCATCGATGGGCTCGCCCAGTGTCAGGTGAATGACACGGTTCGGCGCGTCGAGATCAACGTCGACAGCCCGGGCGGCCTCGTCGACGGGCTATTCGATGCCATCGCGGCGCTGAACGCTTTCCGAAAGCCCATCTCGGTCGTCGCCAGCTGCGCGTGCTCTGCCGCGTACGCGATTGCGGCGAGCGCCGGTCCGATCCGAGCAGTCGGACGCGCGGCGAATTTTGGCAGCATCGGAACCGCGGTCTCGTTCTCATTCTACGAGAGCGAAACGATCGTCACGCTGACGAACACGGACTCTCCCGACAAGCGACCAGACGTCACGACCGACGCCGGCAAGAAGGTCGTCGTCGAGTACCTGGACGCGGTCAACGAGCTCTTCGTCGAGGCCATCGCCTACGGGCGCAAGGTGAAGCCGACCGAGGTCAGCAAGAAGTACGGCCGCGGCGCCGTGCTGCTCGCCGACAGCGCGCTCGAGCTGCGGATGATCGACAGCATCACGGAACCCGGTCTCGGATACGCGCGCAGCGACACCGAGGATTCGGACGAGGAAGCCACCATGAATCTCGCCACTCTCAAGACCAACCACCCCGAGGTTTACGCCGCGGCGGTGAAGGAAGGGCAGACGCCCCCCGCGCCGGCGGCACCGCCCGCGGTTACCCCAGTCGCATCCGCCGCTCCCGGCGGGGCTCAGCAGAAGGAAACGAACATGGATCTGAAGACGCTGAAAGCCCAGCACCCGGAGGCCTACGAGGCGGCGGTTGCAGTGGGCGTTACCCAGGAACGCGATCGCGTCGGCGCTCACCTCGAGCTCGGCGAATCGTGCGGCGCCATGGAACTCGCGGTCGCGTCCGTGAAGGCCGGCACCGAGATGACGCAGACGCTCAGCGCGAAGTACCTCGCGGCGGGCGTGAAGCAGAACGCCGTGGCGGCTCGCCAGAGCGAGACCGACACCGCGGCGGCGGCCCTGAATGGCGCGAAGCCGGGCGAAGCCAAGAAGACCCTTCTCGACGCTGCCGCGGACGCGATCTGCGGCGTGGAGGCCTGAGCCATGGCGCAAGTTCTCACCAACGTCGACTTCTCCAACATCGCGCTGAAGCAGGAGGAGTACAGCAACGAACTCGTCACCTTCGGCGGCGCGGCGACGCTGCTCGCCGGGTGCATCATGGCGCGTGACAGCGTCAGCTTCAAACTCGTCCCGTACGTCGTGGGCGGATCGGCGAACCAGAATGGCATTCCCAAGGCCGTTCTCGCGGAGCCGCTGACGGCGACCGGAGCGGGCGATCTGCCCGCACGTGCCATCGTTCTCGGTGTCGTGAACCGGAACCGCTTGATCATCAACGCGGACGGCACGAACGCCAACCTCACCAAGCCGATCGAAGACCAGTTGCGCGCGTTCGGCATCACGCCGGTCGTCGTCGATCAACTCGCGTCCTGATCTGACCACATAGAACGTCGCGCGTGTGTGCGTGACGGCCCTGCTTACGCGGGAGCCGTGGCGCACACGTGTGCCCTTTTTCCGAAAGCGCAGAAAAGATGCCCAGTGATGCAACTCTGAGGATGCTGAAGAAGTACGAGGACAAAGCTCCTCCACAGTTCTTCCTGAGCAGCCTCTTCCAGACGCCGCCCGAGAACTTCCACGACTCGCAGAAGATCACGGTCGACGTGGTCCGCAGCGATCCTCGTATCGCCTACCCGCTCCCGGGTGGACTCGCCGGTACTCGCAAGGTCGAAATGACCAAGTACCAGAACAAGGAGTTCGAGCCTCCGGTGTACGACACCGAGGTTCAGATCGCCGCGTTCAACGCATTCAAGCGCGTGGCGGGCATGGACCCGTTCGACCCGAACGCGGGCCTCCTGAAGAACATCGTCGAGGAGTCGTTCTCGGCGGTGCGCATGGTCGACGCCATGACGAGGCGCGCCGTAGAACTGCAGTGCGCGCAGGTGCTGACGACCGGGGCCATCTCTCTGGTCGACAACGCCAGCCAGGTCGTCTTCGCGCTCGACTTCGTGCCGAAGGGCACGCATTTCGTCACCCCCACAGCGTGGGCGGCGGACGGGTCGACCGGCGATCCGGAGGCTGACGTTTCGGCTCTTTCGGAGGTCGTTCGTCGCGACGGAAAGCTCCCGGTCACGCAGCTGATCGCTGGTCGCGTCGCGATCCAGCGGCTTCTCGTGAACGCGAAGATCCGCGCGAACCTGAACCTCTGGAACGCCAACTTCGGCAAGGTCGAG